ACTTCAATTCTGATACCTTTATGATTTATATCATAGTCATACATCTCAGCGAAAGACTTGTACACATGGGGAGTAGTACCCAACTAGTCTCCCACGACAATCTCTCCCACAGCACCAGTGAGGTAAGCCCTCTTCCCAATCTTGTTCTGGTTAAATTTCAAGTCAGGATTTGATATCCTTTTAGCCCTCGCAACTTGGTCATCTGAAATGGGTAGTTTCAACATAGTCTCATTTAAACCCCCCACAATTATAAAGATTTATATAAACAAAAAGATGACGTAACTGATGAGCAGGAAAGATAGTAGGGTACGTTCTATCTGTGAAATAGCATTTGATACCCTGATAGCAACAGCCATAGCCACCACACTTAACTATTTGATTTTGCCACATTACATAGACACCATACAAAGTGGAGAGTTTTTTGGAATGGTGTCAATTTCAATCTGGTATGTTGTTGCATCACTGGTAAGAAAATACTTTATCAGAAGATGGTTTGTAAACATGAAGAGAAACACTACTCCTGCTCAGGCAGTTTATTCGACCCTTGTGAATCTAAAAGATAGGATTGCTGTGTTCTAAACAGACATCTCATTAATTGTCTCTTTGAATGACCTTTTAAAGTATCATGACAGGCAATGCATCGCACAAGTGCGATCTGCCTATTGCTGATCATCTCTTTCCGAAAAACTGTTCTCCAATAGTCTTGGTTGACATTTCCATATAGTCAATCGTATCAAGTATTATCTTCCTGATAACATCCTTGCTTGGTTTTGGAATCCAGTCCTCATGCAGCAGTTCAATCAAGTCATGCAGAAAACCAGTTCCACCGAGAGCACTCATACCCAGTCCTCCAACTTTGAAGCATCATATGCTTGTTTTTCCTTAACGTTTAAAATTTCCTTTTTAGCGTCACTGTACAGATATAATACAATCATAATTATTCCTGCTGGAAGAAAAACTGCAAGCATTATAAATGACCAGACAAGATACCAGTTTACCATTTTAACCACACGAATGTTCCTCATACTTGTGATTCTGCAAGTCCTTCTTGTTTCTAAAACTATCCTCACATAAAGGACATTGCTGATGAAATCTATAGTTAACCATTTCTTTTACCAACTTCATTTATGACTTCCCTGATACTGTGCTTAGTTATAAATGTATGCAATTGAGCAGTTTCCATCTTGTCAAATTGCAACCCACACTTGTAACATTTGTATTTCATTTTTTTATCCAGTCTTCACTATGGCATGAACATCTGCAATGATGTTCGCAGTTTATGTTAGCACAGGTAGTACATTTAAGATTCAATTTTTGCATCCTCTAATATATTCTTTATCATCTCATCATAATTTTTTATTTTCTTCACTTTCTTCATAGTTTCTTCATAGTCTGATTCCTTACAGCATGGTTCATACTTTTGACAGTTAGGAAACATACTCTGCACTTTAACTGTAATTGTTTCTTCCCTCTCATCTGCAACAGGTTTCTTATTCCAAATATCAGGTGAATTGGGTTTTTTATTTTCGGTCATCTTCATCCTCCATGACAGGCTCTAATGCCCTTATGCACGCCAAAATTGTATGTGGACTGACACCTGAAGCCTCAGCTAGTTTCCTAACTGAAATATATGTCTGGTTACCGTATTTTCTATTCATATCTCTTCCTCTTTTGGTTTAATCTGGGTTTTAATGCTATTAGTGACCCACAGCATCTGCATCTCTTGCTGAAAGAAATCCTTTGCCACGACTGGCACGTTCTGCACCTGCCATGAGATAAAAAAGGAAAACCCCAATCATCAGGCTTTTCTTTTTCAACGCATACGTTCTTGCATATCCATGTCAATGTTCTAGCACCTCAATGTCTGCCATTATCAGTTTGTTAAGTTCCTCAGTGCTCAAGTCCTCACTTTCCATCTCAATCGCTAAATTCTTATTAAATGATGTAGTTGAATTATTATACTCAATCTTTATCCTGTTCTTCATATTTCACTCCCTTTCCATCACAGCTTGGACACCTGCCACTCTTGGACAGATATTTGACATCGCATGGTATACAATATTTCATAATATGGGTATAATCAACCCTTATATAAATCTGACTGCAACAAATTCGCTGCCTTCGGCAGCCTTAAATGTCTATGCTATCGTCATCGAGTTTAGCCTTCTCCTCGTCTATCTTGTCTTCGGCAAGGAAGTTAAGTTTCCAGAACGTTTTTCTGTCGGCAGTTGGAATCTTAGCAGGGTCTTGCCTGCCAAACTTGTTCGTAAACCAGTTAAGAATTGTATTATAATCACTTATCTCCAATTCAACCATACTTAAACCATGTTTTAGTGGTAATAAATATTGCCTAGCTGGTTAGCTTAAGACCAGCCCTCTCTTTCGAGTATGCAAACTCACACCACTAGGCATATAACAATATATATATGGTTATATATTCTTTGTGAGGTATGGCATTAGGCATAAAGAGTAGTGAAAAAGCCAAGAAGAGTTGTTCTTGCATACCAAACGAAGGAAGAGATGTATATTGCTCAGAGCATGGTGACCAGAGGTATAGAAATGGTCAACCTATACCGTAACAAAAATTTAACAAAGTTTGACAAAGTTTATTAGGCAGTATATTTACTGACCTATATGGGTTTATATGGAGGTTTAAAGGACTCTATTAAACAATCACTCGGTTTTAAGAGTAAGGGTTTTACTGAAACAACTGCTAGACCTAGCATATCACAACCATATTTCTCTACAGATACTGGTGCTAAGTTACCTATATTTCCATTCCCACTCATAATGATTTATGAGTTGGCAGATAACATAGACGCTATTAGGATACCAATTGAGACATTAAACAGGGAATTATTTAAAAATGGTTTTGAAGTTGTTGAAAGGTTTAAATATAAATGTGAAAACTGTGGTAAGGAGTTTGACTACAAGCCAATCAAGAATGAAAGCAAAGAGGAAGCAAATATGGCAGGAAATGGTGAAAGTGAAATAGTACAAAATGATATGGAATGTGATACTTGTGGAAGCAATGATATTTTAAGACCAGTACCAACAAACAGAAAGATACTCGAAAAATTGATAAATGAGCCAGTGAATGGCAACGGACAGACCATTGAAGACGTTGCAAGAATGTTAGAACGTGATTTGGAGATTGCAGACAATGCATACTTGCTTTTATTGAAAAATTACTGGTTAGATGATACCACAGGTAAAATTGACCATGAAAAAACCGAAATTAAGGAATGTTTGCGTATAGACCCACCTCAAGTTGCCATGATAGCCGACTCAGACGGTAGAATTGGTTTTGACGACAAAAGAAACAAAGTTTGGGTTTGTCCACGCTTTGAGCATCGAGATAAACGATTATTAAGTCCAACTTGCGACAGATGTGGTGGAGAAGGCATAAAAGCGATAATAGAAGTTAACTCAGTTTATTCTTTGGGTATTCCACAACCAAAAAGAGTTATTTACGGTGAAGGTGAAGTTATTTGGAAAGCAGGCAAGTATAGACCTGCCCTAGTCTACGGATACTCGCCAATTTACGCTATATGGTCTAAAGCAATGTCTTTGTCACATATGGATGAGTATATTCGAAAATACTTTGATAAGATGCGACCACCAAGAGGTATGCTGGTAATTGCATCTCGTAACTATGAAACATTCAGAAAGTCATGGGATATGCTTGAACAGAAAGCTACAGAAGATCCATACATGATACATCCACTTTTAGTCGAACAGGAGAAGGGTGGAAAGAATTTAGCACAATGGCTGGACTTTACAGGCTCACTTAAGGAATTAGAGTTTATTGCAGTAAGACAGGAGTTAAGACAGATTATAGGTGCAATATATGGCGTATTGCCTCTCTATTACGGAGAAATGCCTTCTGGATGGTCACAAGAGGGATTACAAGTCACAATAACCAATAGGGCAGTAAAATGGGGTCAGGACATACTGTACAAGTCATTTTTCAGGAGATTGGGAGCAGTCTTGGGAGTTGAAGACTGGGATTTGAAATTGAAGGAAGCAGAAGAGACAGATGAGTTAATGCACTTGCAAATACAGGGAACAGAGATTGAAAACATGACAGCACTCGCTGCATTGGGATTTGAGATTACAAGGTCGCATACTGGTGACTTTAAGGTTTCAAAAGACCCAGTAATCGGTATGAGAGAAATGATGGAAATGCAAAGTGGAGGATTCGGAGACGGAAGAGGAAAAGACGGAGTTGCAGCACCGAAGGAGGAAAGGCAGAGTATGCAGGGTGAGCCTAAGAATAGAAGACCATCCGACATTGGAGGTATAGCACAGGGAAGTCCGTCAAGTGGTAAGGGAACTTCCATGAGTAAGAAGAATTATCCAGATGGTATTACACCTATTAATTTTCAAGTAGTTAAAAATACACTGCAAGGTGCAGTTGACAATGGATGGAAGAAAACCAAGACTGTAGAGCAGTTGAGGAAGTATGCACGCATGACAGTAAGGGAGGCAAGGGAAATAGTTAAACATGAGTTTGAATCAGTAAGGAGGTGGGAAAATGAAGAAGGAGAAAATAAAGCACCAGCATAAAGAGGCTGAAATTACAACAGCGATTGTAAAGTTAAAACCAAAGATTATAGACAAGCATGGCATTAGATGGATAGACAAAGTAGACGCACAAATAGTAGAAGTAAAAGAAAAAAGAGCAGGAAGTGTATACAGTGCAGACTACAAACTGATAGATGACACGATAGAAGAAATCAAAAAGACTTCTAGAAAGGTTTGTACAACTGATTATGCTGCGAATAATGTTTACCTACTTTTGCAAGATGCTTTGAAGAAAGTTTCACTTGCAGAAGCATAATGGCAACAAAATTAGATGTAAATACTGGTGGGTTTGATATCGGTAAGAAGCTTTGGGAAAAACATCAAGCTGATGAGTTTACACACGTAGATAATTACAAGGAAGCCATATGTATTAACTGTTTTTCAAAAGACGCTACAGCAGCAACTATAGCAGACATATGTGGAGAGTGTGCTGGTAAGCGTGGCAGAGAGCCATTACTTGCTACAATATCACAAAAATTGTATGGTTTATGCTTTTTTTGTGGAAAATACAAATTTCAGATAGAGCAGATAAATGCTAGATTCTGTCATGGCTGTCACAGAAAAATAGCCAATGTAACTAAAGAATACAATAAAAAGGGTGGAATGTTAGGCTCAGACCCATTTTGGATAAGTATGCGAAAGAAACATGGAAAAGATTGGCGACACGCTTTTAACGACCCAACAACATCAATTAGACGGTAATACTTGAGTTCTTGGTTTTAAGTCTATTTTTATACATTTTAGGTATTAAAACAATGTTTATTCTGTCCATAACCGTATCATAGAAATATTCTTGTTCTTCTGACTTTAATCTTCCCATTATTTCATCTCCAAGGTATCTATCCACTTTAAACTCTAAAAGAGACTTTCTAAAAGTTTTTGGCATTATTTTTACTCTCATTTTGTTTTTATCGAATTTAATGTTCTTTCTTTGCAATTGTATCTCTTCACCATTTTTATATTGTAATACACTGTGTTCACCGTTTCTAAAGTGAACTATAGACCTTTCCATTCTAGGTCTTTCTTTTTCCGTACTAGATTCTGTTATAACCCATAAATGATTCTCTTTAACTTTATCTAGTCTTAAATACAATGTTATTATAGGCGAGTGATGTATTTTTTCTTTTCTTCTTTCCTTGTATAACTTGTCATATACTTCCTCTGTTTCATACACATAGAATGCAGTACCCATTATAATGGTTTAACAAACCTTATTAATAACTGTTTGTATTTGCAGTCATGGAAGATCGCATAGACTGTAAATGTGGCTCTAAGTTATGGGGTTACAAAGGAGACGTAGGATATATCTATGTCTGCTATAAATGTGGCAAGTATAGAGGTCAGGGATTACACCCAATGCTAATGGAACTTACAATGTCAGATCCAACACTACTATTACAGATGATAGACATGGGTGTTTTCAAGAAAATCGAGAATGATAAATAATACTTTTATACTTTTCCGATACCTTAAAGCATGGAAGATACATTCCCAAACTTTGGCTATGAAGTCGTACTTATAGTCATAGGCATATTTTTGTCTGGTCTAGCAGCAAGTTTTATAGGCAAGCTCAAAAAGAGGCAGGACTGTTTGGAAAAGATAGCAAGAAATGTGGAAGAATTAAACAAAAGGTCTTATAGAATTGAAAAGACCATAATAATTCTTGCAAAATTACAAGAGGATACTATTTCAAGAACACACCCAGAACTCAAGACTGAATGGGAAGGGATTGTGAAGGAGTTATTAGACACAGACTATCCATCTAAAGTATAATCTTTATATATATGGATTCTGTATCTCATCTCATGGTAGATCCAACATTAGTAACAGTGGCAGCAGCAGTAATCGGAGCTGGTTTAAATACCCTGAGAGGATATTTACACAGCGATGGACAAGCATACTCTGCTAAAAAACTAGGTGGAGCACTAATCATATCTACATTTGCTGCAATAGCTGTAGCACAAACTATAGCTGTTGAATCTGTAAGTATAATAGGATTAGCCTTAATAGGACTCACAACTGGTTTCGCTGCCGACTTTGTAATAAGCAAAGCAAAAAAAGATGACGAGTAAAGCGTAGGTTTTCTTTCAAAACTACCTTTTTTTTCATTTTTTCAAAATATTTATATGCTATAGTATAATCCTGTATATATGACTGATGAGATATTCTTCAATAAGATGGTCACAAAAGGCTTAGAGCCTATTGAGTCAGATGGAAGGTTTTTCGAGGGATATTTGACTGTTGAAGTTAAGGATAAGCAGGGTGAAGTTACGATAGTAGACGAATTATACAAGGTATTGCCAATATGGATGGATAGGGGAGCACCTATCACAGATACACATTCAAACAGGGTAATAGGAAAAGGCATTAATTTTGCTAGAGCTGTGTATACAGATGCTGACGGTGAAACATATCCAGCAATAAAAGTTACAGGTAAGATATACAAGGATTATGAGTTAGACAATGAGATATGGGCTAAGATTAAATCAGGTGAGTACAAGGGGTTAAGTTTCGGTGGCTCTACAAAGACAGACAGAGAGCCAATGAGAATGAAAGACGGATCTATAGCATATTCACTGTCAAAATTAGAACATTATGAGGTGGCAGTATGCAAAGACCCAGCAGTTCCATTAGCAGTTATTACAGATATAAATCCAATAGCAAAGGCTAACATGAATTGTGATAATACAGGCTGTTATGTTACAAAGCCAGTACTAGGTGAGCCTAACTTTGAGGAAGCAACAAGAAAGGTAATGGAAGAATCAAACGTACCAGAAAAGAACGCAAAGAGAATAGTAGGAGCAGCAGAAAGAAATTCAAAGGAAGCAGCAGTAATATGTAAACATTGTGGATTACCAAAGAAACTTGAACACGCAAAGGAAGATATTGATGAGCATATAAAAATAATGAATAGCAAGAAAACATCAATATGCAA